CCATCTTCTGTGGATCAGTAGGGTCTTTGACTAGGACAGGTGTACGTCCGGTCATTGACTCGCCTGATTCATGCATAACAACTGTAGTTACAAAGATGTGATGCTCATCAAAGTCAACAAGCTGCGTGAATGTAAGGCCACACTTGCCAGCTTCTGCTCTGACAGTCTCGATAACTTCTTCAAGACTGGCGTAGTTTGATTTGAAGAATGGATTCTTTGCAGTCTTCTTGGCTGCTGCTCCAGTGTTGTGAAACTGGATAAGTGCTTTGGTTATGTTCTTTAGTTCCATTTTAGTTCTCCTTGACTGTGATGCGTAATGATCCGCGCTTATCGCGTTTGATGGCTAGAAGATCACAGTATACTTCTCGCTCATCGTCACCAACCATAGCCTTGAGGTCAGACTTGGCTGACTCAAATAGCTTTGCTGATTTCTCTTGTTCAATATAGTCATGGCATCGGCTGATAAACTCATTGTCGGCTGATGCATCTCGTTTGACTAGGCCATCGACCTTGATCTTATCTATAGATACAGGTGGCACTTCGTTGTCACCGAAAGGGCGGGTGTCTTCAGTGACATGCCTCCAGAACTCGGTGATGTGTACCTTCATCTTGTTGATGTAATCCCAATCTTTCTGTACATATACAGCAGCCCACTTGCGATTGCCAAAGATAACAGATAGATAGCAGCCCTTGGCTTGGTGTAGCCACATGTAGAACTGCATCTGTGGCATGTACATACTCAAACAATTTTCCATATTGTTTGTTTCGTATGTATGTTTGCACTCAATGATCTCGTCAGTAAATTTTCTGTCCATCATAATGTGACCATCGACTTGACCCTTAAGAGGCACACCTTCCCAGTTCATCTCTGCTGTAAGGCCATGACCTTCGCCTTTGTGCATGACATGCTGTACTGTTTCAGTGTCAGTAAACATCTGTTTATCAAACCAACGCTTGTTAAAGTGTTCAGTCTCTGAGCCTAACTGTACCGCTAAATTATCTGAGAGATCATCAGGCTCTGACTTGCCTGTCTTCTGTTCCCATAAGGCAATCCAATCGCCTCGCATGATGCGGTTCATATCTGAGCCGCCTAGAAATCCTAGTCTGTTCATAGTAGTTCTCCTTTTGATTTATTATACTGCAACTATGCAGTTAGATCAAGCTTCTTTTGTTGTAGTGATGAAAGCATCAACTCTCTACGTCTGAGTCTCCACTTGATATGCTTATGAAACTCTGAGTATGCAGGCCAGAAAGTGGTAGTCTCGGACACCTGCTTGATTGCGTACTTAACAATGTCGGCTGGATAGACTGACAGTTCATTAGCTATAGCTTGTATTCGCATTGCATGATCGTCTGATGACTCACCTGCTGGCTTCACCACCAGCGCAGCCAGCAGCGTGAGGTCATCGACTAACATTTCTTTAGGCATGGGAACCATAGCTTGCATAACTGTAGCTATACATTTGTTTACGTCATCGACTGATGTTGATTCTATTCTGTAGCCACTGACAATAATATCTACGCCATCATCCTTGAAGCTACTGCGGCTAATCTCTACTACCTTGCAGCCTGTTGTGCATTCTAGCGAAGTGAGAAGCAGACTGTCGACTCTGGCTGGATTGTTTACCTGTAGCATTCGATCCAGACCTGCCTGTATTTGATCGCCACTCAATATGATTTGAACACCAGTATCTGTAGGCTCTGTCGAAGGACGCAAATTTTTTGCCTGTTGCTTGATGGTAGTTAACGAACTTATCTGCTTGAGCGACATGATCTATAGCCTCCTTGTGTTTAGCATCTATGGATTTGCAAAGGTCATCGCTTGGAAACCAGCCATCTGGAACCTGACCCTTTGTATTCTTTGTTTCCTTATTGGTTATTGATAGGTTAGTGTTGCTGTCTGCAACAGGGGTGTTGCTCTCTGCAATAGGGGTGTTGCAGTGTGCAATATCTTTTGGGAATATTATGTAGCGTGTTGACTTGCCTGTGTGTCCACGATCTCTAGTTAGATAGCCGTGATCTTCCAGCCAGTGCAGCTTGCGCGTTACTGTAGCTACAGACATAGCAGTACGTTGTGATAGTCGGCTGAGACTAGGCCAACATAGGTGCTTGTCTTCATCTGCATGATCTGCAAGCACAACCATTAGCCATTTTGCATAGCAGTCAGGTATCTCTGACTTGATTGCCCTCGCCATTAGTAGGAATGCCATCGTAGTTCTCCTTCAATAATGGTGCTATCTTTTCTTCAAAGACATCACCATCAAAGATGATTAGTGTTTTGGGTTTACCTTCCCTGCGCTTGTAGAACAGCACATCTCTAACTACAGTAAAAGGATTAGGAAAGTTTGATTTGTCTCGGTACTTTACTTCAACCACCAAGGCGTTTTGTCCGACTTGCCAGATGATGTCTCCGCTATACTCGCCTCCCAACGCTCCGCTGAGAGGTTGCCTCTTCGCTTTGAACCCGAGCTTTTGTAACCACTTGACGAATGTTCGCTCATGGTAGTCTCCTTTTGCGCGACTCTTGCTTGCCATGTGTCTGCCTCATAACAATCAATACAGATTGTGTGATAGGTTGGTGGTTTTTCTGTAGCTAATATGCATACAAACCAAGGGGTCTTATCATTGCAAGCATCGCATGGGTATGCTTCACCTACTTTATCGTAGAGTCTTTTTTTTATGGACTTTGATCGTAAGGCCAAGTGCATCTAACCAACATGCAAACAAGAATCCAGATGGTACTCGTTTATGTTGTTCCCATTTGTGTATTAAAGATTCAGCGCATCCAATTTTGTAAGCTAAATTTTTCTGAGTCAACTTTTGTTTTGTTCGATGAGCAATGAGTTCACCGATAACATACTGATATGTATCAGTAACTTCAGTCTCTACTTTGTAGTGCTGAAAGTTTTTCAATAGCTTCACTAACTTTATTGGCTGTATCGTAGCGCAAATCTTTGCCTAATCTTGCACGATAAAAGGTAGAGTCAGGCACTCCGGCACAAGCAAAAGCATCCTTAAGTTTGATATGTAAGTGCGCTGACTTGTCTACTAATTGTTCCATGTATGTAATCATGCAGCCAATATGCTTGCAAGATTGCAGTTATGTCAATGGTCAAAATTCTGTAGACCCTTTCTCGTATTCACCAAGGCTTGACCAGCCACCAACTACATGTGTTTCTTTGGGGTAGTAGTGACCAGTGTCTTCTTCAACCACATCATCAGCGAATGCATTATCAGGAAGCATTGCGTTATTTAATTGCCAACCTTTTTTGTTACGCTCAAGTTCTATGTTGTGTCCATAGTTGATACTTGATAGTGGCTTATCTTCTTCGCGTTGGTATCTACCATTTCTAGGCATTGTGTTGCTCCTCGTAAAATTCTTTAGACCACATGATTAATTGCTGTCTGCCTGATTCACCCTTGCGTTTGCGTGTATCTACAAATACTAAGCCCTTTTCTTTTAGTTGTTTGTATCTGGCTGTGATTGTGCTGTATCTGTATGCTGGTAAAATTCTAAGCACATCATCAGATATGCAGCCGCTGCTACCAAAGGAAGTGATAGCAGCTAATACAACGCGTTCCATTTTGTTAACGTCAAGTTTATCGGCAGCATCATGGCTAGTGCTTGGGTCATGGCTGCGGGCTAGTTTAAATGCTGGCGTGTCAAATAAATCGTCAGCTATTTTTTGTCCTTGTTCTATGACATTCATCTTAGTTCTCCTATGAATTTGCCAGTATCTATGACAGGGGTTTTGCAATTTTGTTCTTGTTCAATAACAATCTTGCCACTTGCTGTTTCAAAATCAGTCATCATATCTAATGCTGTTTCGATAGCATCGCCTTCATCTTCAGCGTACACAACTTTGTAAACTGTGTACTGTGTCATCCATTTGAGATCATCACTCTTGCAATGAGTGCAAATATCTCGTTCAGAAAACATTTGATTGTTGCATTCTCTGCACTCAAGGAACTCCTCGACTGTGCGTCTGCCAGTTATATCAGTACGGAATATCATCGTTCAAATCCTGTGGTGGGTGGGCTGCTTCCCATGCTGCTGTCGCACGTTCAATAAACTTCTGCTTTTTGAAGCGTGGATTTGTAGCTGCAAGATCATCAGCCATAGTTAAGATTGCAGTAGGCCAAGGTAGCAGTGGTGCTACCTTGTCTGCGAGATACTCAAAGTGTCTCTGTTGCATCAGTGGCATTGTTATACCTCCCTTAATGTTGGACGATAGGATGCGTCTTCGTTTGAGTCACGATGAAGCACCTCTTCGTATGTGTTGACGACTCTGTTTATATTCCAAACAGCTTGCTGTATTCCGTACAGAAACTGAGAGTCATCTTCTTTTGCTCGTTCA